CACCCGAGCGGAACTGGACGCCATGGAGGAACGAGCCTGGCCGAGCTCGGTTGAGACCTGGATTCACGAACAGGTGACTGCTGCGTTGGAGTTGCGGCCATGACCCAGCTCGACGTCGACCTGGCCGCCGAACGGTTCGGCGGGGTCGTCCGCGAACTTCAGGCCGCGCTGGACGAGGGGGAGTGGTCGCCGCTGGAGCAGCTGCGGCACCGCGCCGAACTCCTCGCCGCCCTGAAGGACGAAAGGATGGCATGAAGATTTACCTTGCTGCCCGTTACAGCCGCCGCCTTGAACTCTGTGATTACCGAATGATGCTGGAAAGTATCGGCGTTGAAGTCACCGCCCGCTGGCTGAACGGCTCTCACCAACTCAGTGACACTGGCGTCCCGATCAGCGATATTGGTGAGGCGCTTGTCGAGGATGGCGACGGCCCCGAAGCCGCCCAGCTGCGCGCCAAGTTCACTACCGACGATTACGACGACGTTATGGCGGCCGATCTCATCATTGCGTTCACGCAGCCACCACGCACCGACAAGGGGTGCGGCGGTCGACACGTTGAGTTCGGCATCGCACTTGGCAGCGGCAAGCCAATCATCGTTATTGGACCACGCGAAAACTTCTTCTGCTGGCTCCCGCAGATCCAGCAGTACGACACGTGGGATGGCTTCCTCACCGCCTGGCATCTACCGGAGCTTGTCTGACATGACCACGGCGACCCATCCGGCGACCTACACCTCGGCCGAGGTGTGCCGTCAGACCGGCATCAGCTACCGGCAGCTCGACGTGTGGTGCCGGCGGGGTTATCTGGACCCGGAGAACGTCACCAAGGACGGCAAGTGGCCGGTCGAGCCGGGCGTCCCCGGCTGGGGCCGACGGTTCCCCCAGGCCGAGCTCGACATCGCCCGGACGATGGCCCGCCTGGTCCTGCTCGGCGTCACCGCCCAGCGCGCCGCCGCGGTGGCCCGCGACCCCAAGGAACAGGAACTGTGGCTGGCGAGGGTTTACTTGGCGGTGCGCGCATGACCCGCCCCACCGCGGTGGTCGGCACCCTGTTCGGTGTCGTGGTGGTCTGGTATCTGCTGCAGCACGCCATCGACGCGGTCGGGGAACGCCTCGGCTGGTGGAAGAAGCCATGACGCTCCCCACCGTCGCCTGCTACTGCGGCACCCCACCGACCTCCTACGCGGCCATCTTCGTCGACGGCGCCCCCGACCGAGACCAGCAGGTCGCCTGGTTCAAGGCCGCCCACTCCGGCCCCGGCCACCTCCCCGAACAGCCCCCCAGGGACTGGCACGGGAAGGAAGCCGCCCTCGCCAGACGGCTCCGGCAGCTAGGTCGGGAGGTCGCATGACTTGGGAAGGACTGAGCCCGCCGTACGCGACCATCGTGGCTGACCCGCCATGGAACCACTCAGATGGCGCACCACCCGGCGAGTTCTCTCGCGACCCGACAAGGCGGCATCGTCTCGGCTATTCGACCATGAGCGTCTGGGAAATCGCCGCACTCCCCGTTACCGAGTTAGCAGGCCGAGACGCCCACCTGTATCTGTGGACGACGAATCGCTATCTCCGAGATGGCTACATGGTGGTCGAAGCGTGGGGCTTCCGGTTCTCGCAGCTTCTGACGTGGTGCAAGCCGCCCATGGGGATCGGCCCCGGTGGTGCATTCGCCAATACGACCGAGTTCATCATCTTCGCCCGCCGAGGCAAGCTTGGACAACTCAGCCGTCAGCCTTCCTCGTGGTGGCAATGGTCCCGCGGTGCGCACTCCGAGAAGCCGCCAGCCTTCCTCGACACCGTTGAGCAAGTCAGCCCAGCACCCCGCGTCGAACTCTTCGCCCGCGCCCAGCGGATCGGCTGGGACTCATGGGGCTGGGACTCATGGGGCTGGGGCTACGAAGGCGCCGCATCATGACCGGCCCCCAACTCTGCGCCCTCTGCATCGCCAGCGGCCTCCTGTTCGGCGTCTCGTTCGCTCTCGCCGCCAACAACGTCGACACCGACCTGGGCGTCCAACCCCGACCCAGCTACGCCGTAGGAGGAGGAGTCACGTGGCAGGAATCAAGCAGCACGTCGACCATACCCAGCCCGACGAGGCAACGTTCGCCATCGAGCATGGCCACGACCACGACCACCCGGAAGTCCACCACCCTGACGGCGCGCTTCACCACGAGAACTGGGGCACCAACCACGCGCACGACCACCGCTGGCATCCCACCGAAGACCACCACCACCCGGTCGACCCCGACGACGAGGAAGCCGCCGACCAGCCCGCCCTCGACTGAGCCGGAGGTGCCGTGATGGGGCCACTGCAGGGTGTGCCCTTGGGGACGAACCCAATCCGAAGTGGAGACCACATGAACGAGGCCGCACGGGGCCGTGCAATGCGCGGTGATCCTGGCCCAGGGCGATGGAAGGAAGGGCCGACCCACGGCGAGCTCGAAACACAATGGCAGACCGGCCGATGGCTTGACCCGGTCCGCGCCGCCGCCCTCCACGAAGCCGTACGCGCTGCAGAATGGGCGCCATCACGCGCCGACCAGCATGTCGATGGGATCCTGCAGATCGCCGAACGGTTCCTGGCGTGGCTGGCGGGCGAGGACAAGGCCGAGTGACCCGTCCGACGAGGAACGACCTGGCCCACGCCCAGGGCCTGCTCGAGGAACTCGCCCACCAGCGCGAACCCGGCCCTTTCCACGACGTCGCCTGGCTGCTGGACCTCCTGGTCTGGGTCAACCAGGAACTCGACGCCGCCAAGCAAGCCGCCGCCTACGGGCCCGGCGGCCCGGAAAGCCCCGAGGGTGGCGGCACCATCGGCGGCCACACGATCGGCCGGCACGGACTCGGCCGTCCCGTCGAGGAACGGCTGGACTTCGGCAACGACGACGAGGACCATGCCCGCCGGCCCCGGTACCTCTCACCCCGCCAGGTTCAGCTGAACGACCCGCTGGTCCGGGAGCTGCGGAAACTGCGTGGCGGCTGGACGACGGAGCTGGCGCAGCTGGTGGACTCGTGGAAGCGCAGGAGCAAGGACGCGGCGAACTGGCCCAAGAGAACCGAGCAGACCGGATGAGCCCACGACGCACCCACGGCGACACCTACGTCTGCGACCAATGCGGCACCCAGCAGGACGACCCGATCCATGATGGCTGGTTCGAGGTGAGCAAGCCGAGTCCCTACCATCGATATGAGGACTGGTGGCAGGTCGAACGGACCTTCTGCTCGGCTGCCTGCCTCTTGGCACGGCTAGAACAACAGCGTGACCGGATTGCCCCGGATTAACGAAGAGCCGAGCCGTTGACCAGCGGTGCGCTTGCCGGCCGTGCTAGATTCTCCATTCAGCGGAGTGTGCCCATGGCGCTGAAGCGGTGCCTCGACTGTCCCCGCCTCACCTCCAGCCCCCGGTGTCCTGAGTGCACCCGGGCCAAGGACCAGCAGCGCGGCACCACCACCCAGCGTGGCTACGGCACCGAGCACCAGGCCATCCGCGTCCAGTTGCTGGCCACCTACCAGCCCAGCGAACCATGCCGACGGTGCACGCTGCCCCTCGGCCCTGACCCCAGCGTGTTGGACCTCGGCCACCCCACCGACGGTTATGCTGGCTACGCCCTTGAGCACAAGGACTGCAACCGAGGTAAGCGAAGGAGACCACCATGACCAAAGCCCGCATCGCCGTCATCGGCATCGCCCTGTTCGCCATGTCCGCCATCGGCATGGCCGCTGCGCTCGCCGACGCGCAGCCCCCGACCAACGGCGGCAACGGCGCTGGTCACTCTGGTCAGTGCACCGGCAACCCCGACGACCGGCCCAACGTCTGCCCCGCCACCCCATAGCCGATGCTTGAGTTCCTGCTGCTGCTCGCCGCGTTCCTCTGCCTCGTCGCTGCTGCTGCTGGGGTCACGGCAAGGGTCGCCCTTGGTTGGGCAGGACTGGCCCTGTTCGTCCTCGTCCCGCTGATTCACGCTTGGCCCGGCTGAACCCGCAGGTCAGCGCGGCCATGACCGGATTTTCTTACTTGCGCGACGACGTCCGACCCCCAATGACCCGCCTCGTTTCCTGTACGCCCGTGGGAGCCCCCTGATGGCTGGTCCCGGCAACACGATCCCGAAGCCTGAGGACCAGCGCCGCCGCCGGAACCCGACATTGGCCATGACCAAGTTGCCGGCGCGAGCTCGTCGGGGCCGTCCGCCAGTTTGGCCGCTTTCCGTGGAACCTTCCGCCGAAGAGCGCCGCTTGTGGGCGAAATTGTGGAGAACTCCGCCGGCCGCGGTATGGGAACAGCACGAGTGGCCGCGTACGGTCGCGCGCTATGTGCTTGTGGTGGTCAGGGCTGAGGAGTCGCTGTCGATCCCGTTGTTGGCTGAGGCCCGGCAGCTTGAGGATCGGCTGGGGCTGAACCCGTTGTCGATGCTGCGGCTGCGCTGGGAGGTCACCGACGATGAAGTCGCCGGCCAGCGCGAGAGCACCAGGGCCAGCCGCTACGTCGGCCTCACCGTCGCCGACCTCGGATAGGCTCCCCTCGCTCGGCTGGGACCTGCTGGATTGGCTCTCGGACGCCCTGCCGTCGCCCACTGACCCGTCGCAGCCGTTCGTCCTCACGCCCGAGCAGGCGACGCTGCTGGTCCGCTGGTACGCGGTTGATTTGGCGGGCAGGTTCATCTACCGCCGCGGCTGCAGCCGCCGCAGCAAGGGCTGGGGCAAGTCACCGCTGGAGGCCGCCAAGGCGCTCGCTGAGCTGGCGGGGCCGGTGCGGTTCGCCGGCTGGAATGCCCGGGGGGAGCCGGTCGGGCGGCCGTGGGGGACGATGGGCGATCCGCCCGCCTGGGTGCAGATCGCCGCCGTCAGCGAGGACCAGGCCGACAACACCTATTCGGCGCTGTATGAGTTCCTGTCGGCCAACAACGGCCACGCCGCCGATGAGCTCGGCATCGACCACGGCCTGACACGGTGCTTCCTGAAGGGCCGCCGCGGCAAGCTTGAGCCGGTGAGCGCGGCGGCCGGTACCCGCGAGGGCCAGCGGGTCACCTATGCGGTTCTGGACGAGACGCACCTTTGGACGCCCGCCAACGGCGGCCTGAAGCTCGCGCGGACGCTGCGCCGCAACGTCGCCAAGATGCGGGGCCGCAGCTACGAGACGACCAACAGCTACGCACCGGGCGAGAACTCCGTCGCCGAGGGCACGCACAAGGCGTCCCTCGAGGGTGCCGCCGGGTTGTTCTACGACGCCGTTGAAGCCCCCGAGGTCACCGAAACCGACCCGGACCCGACGCTCCGGCAGGCTCTCACCGTCCCCTATGGCGACTCGGCGATGGAACGGGGCGGCTGGGTTGACCTCGACCGGCTGGTCCTGGAGATCCGCGACCCGGAGACGACCTGGGAAGATTCCGAGCGGTACTTCTTCAACCACAACCGCGACGACCGCCACAAGGCCGTTGAGGTGGCACGCTGGGCTGAGTTGGCCCGGCCGGACATCGTTGTACCAGCAGGTGCCTATATCGGGGCCGGGTTCGACGGATCCATCTCGGACGACTGCACGGCGCTGATCGGCTGCACGATGGTTGACGGGAAGCCGCACCTGTTCGAGATCGAGGTGTGGCAGCGACCCAAGGATGCCCCCCGCGGCTGGCGGATCCCCCGACGGGACGTGCGGGCCCGACAACAGGAGGCGTTTGACTACTGGCGGGTTGGGCTGGAGAACTGTGACCCGGCCAAGTGGGCGACCGAGATCGAGGACTGGGCCGAGCTGTACGGCGAGGAACGGGTGCTGGTCTTCGACACCAACCAGGCGACCCGCATGTGGAAGGCCTGCGACCGGTTCTCGATCGCCATCGCCGAGGGCGCGCTGTCCCATGACGGCTCGACGGTGTTGAGCGAGCACGTGCTGGCGATGCACAAGCGGAAGGTCCGCGTCCGCGACGACGACGACGACGGGCGTACCAAGTTCGTGTTCGTCAAGGGACCGGATGGCCGGAAGATCGACGCGGGGATCGGCGCGGTCCTTGCCCTTGATGCTGCGGCGATGATGCCGGTTGACGACGACTACGACCCGCTGGAGAGTGTGCGTTGAGTTGGTTCGACCGTCTGGTGTGGAACCGCAACCGCGGCGGCGGCGAGGAACAGCGCGCGATCACCGGGCTGCCATGGAACGTCGGCGACCCACCTGGCGCGGCTGCCGTGTCGTTCGACCGGGCCGCGTCGTTCGGTGCGGTGTTCGGCGCGTGGCGCTATTTGGGCGACCAGATTGCGACCCTGCCGCTGCATGCCTACCGCGACCTCGGGGACCGCCGGCAGCGGATGGCGTCGCTGCCGGCCCTGTTCCAGCAGCCCGCCGCGCAGGGCACGCTGGTCGACTGGCTGTTCCGCCCCGTCATCAGCATGGCGAGCCGTGGGAACGCGGTCGGCATGGTCACCCAGCGTGACGGGTTCGGGTTCCCCATCGGGGTCGAGTGGACCAACCCGGACGACTGGTATGTGGACGACCAGCCCCCGCAGGCGTCGATCGCGCGGCCGGTCTGGTGGTATCAGGGCCGGCAGGTCCCAACCGAGGACGTGGTGCACATCCCGTGGTTCCCCGTCCCGGGGAAGATCTGGGGGCTGTCGCCGATGGCCGCGTACGCGCAGGTCGTCCAGGCCGCCCTCGGCGCGCAGGACTTCTCCCGCGACTGGTATGCGGCGGGTGGGGTGCCGCCGGGGACGTTCAAGAACGAGGCGCTGACGATCACCGACGAGCAGGCGGAAGAGATCTCAGGTCGGCTGGTCAAGTCGATCCGTCGGCGGCGGCCGCTGGTGCATGGGAAGGACTGGAGTTACACGCCGCTGGAGATCGCCCCGTACGAGGCGAAGTTCATCGAGAGCCAGCAGCTCGGCGCGACCCAGATCGCGGGGATCTACGGCGTCCCGCCGGAGAAGATCGGCGGCCAGGCCGGCGGGCCGCTGACGTACAACACGGTCGAACTGAACCAGATCGCCACGCAGACGGATGCGGTGCGGCCGTGGTGCACGAAGCTGGAGGCGAAGTTCTACCAGCTGCTGCCCGAACGGCAGTACGTGAAGTTCGCGATGGACGCGGTCGTGCGGACCGACCTGCTGACCCGCTACCGGGTGTATGAGATCGCGCGGAAGATCGGCCTGCGGAACATCGACGAGCTCCGCGAGCTCGAGGACCTGGAGCCGCTGCCCAACGGCGAAGGCAAGGACTACGCCCCGCTCGCCAAGCCAGCCGCGGGCGGCGGCGACCAGGGCGACCAGGGCGAGGGCGACGGCGACGTCATCCCGCTGCCGCAGCGGCGCTAGCACAGATGGCGGCAACGGCCGCCAAACGAACCCCGGGAGGGAGATCCCATGAGCGCAGCCGTTGAGCGGCGCTACACCTTCGTGGCCGTCGAGCTGCGCGCCCGCGGCGACAAGCCGCGGATCGGCGGGTACGCGGCCGTGTTCAACCGGCTGTCGCAGAACCTCGGCGGGTTCGTCGAGCAGGTCGACCCGGGCGCGTTCAACAAGTCCCGCGGGGACGGCTGGCCGGAGGTGCTGGCCCGCTACAACCACGACGACAACCAGCTGCTCGGCACCAGCGCCGCGGGGACGCTGCGGCTGGAGCTCGACAACACCGGGCTGCTGTACGACGTTGAGCCGCCCAAGTCCCGCAGCGACATCGTCGAGCTCGTCGAACGCGGCGACGTCCGCAAGTCGAGCTTCGCGTTCCGGATGATGCCCGACGGGGACGACTGGGACCTGACCGACCAGGGCTTCCCGCGCCGCACCCTGGTCAGCGTCCAACTCGTCGACGTCGCCCCCGTCAACGCCCCCGCGTACATGGACACCACCGCCGGGTTGCGCGCGCTGGCGACCAAGTTCGAGGCGGACTTCGACGAGGTCCGCAAGCTCGCCGAGGCCAACGAGCTGCGCCGCTTCTTCGTCAAGACCGACGCGGGCGCGCCCGTCAAGCAGCGGCAGCCCGTCTACGGCGCCGCCGCGTTGACCGCGCTGCTGGCCCGCAAGGAAGACCCCTCCATCGGGGAGTAGCCGCGAGGGTCTGACGGCAGGGCGCACCCCACCGTCCCCCGAACTCGGCAATTCCCCGTCCATCACGCCACCGGCCGCTGGCAGGGCGCCACCCACCACGGCCGGCCGGCCCGACCCGTCCTCTTGCGGCAGGGCGCCACCCACCGCGCACCGACAAGCCCCCAAGGAGGGCTACCGCCATGGCCAACGAAGTGGCCAAGCGGCTGCGCGACCGGCGCCTGAACGTCTGGGAACAGGCCAAGGAGATCGCTGGGAAGGCCGCCGACGAGAACCGCGCGATGAGCGCGGAAGAGCAGGGCACCTGGGAGGCGCTGAACGGCGAGCTCGACGAGCTCGACAAGCGCATCAAGGCCGTCCTGGAGCAGGACCAGCGCGCCAAGGACGCCGACGACCAGTTCAACCGCATCCACGGTCAGCCGGCCGACAAGGGCAAGGGCGGCGCGCCGTCGACCGTCCCGGGCGACGCCGAGCTCCGCGCGTTCCTCCGCGGCGACGCCGGCAGCCCCAAGTACCTCGACATCAGGGCGACCCCGGGGCAGCCGGTCAGCTACCGGACCCTGGTGACCAACCTGACCGCCGCCGGCGGCAACACCGTCCCGACGTCGTTCTACGACCAGCTGGTCCAGCACCTCATCGAGACCAGCGGGATCCTGCAGACCAACCCGACGGTGCTGAACACCTCCGGTGGGGAGCCGCTGCAGATCCCCAAGACGACCACCCACCCGGCCGGTGCGCTCACCGCCCAGACCGGCACGTTGCCGTCTGGCGACCCGGCGTTCGGCATGACCACCCTCGGCGCGTTCAAGTACGCGTGGCAGGGCCAGGTCGCCCGCGAGCTGGTGGAGGACACCGGCGTCGACCTGGCGGGCTACCTGTCGCAGTCGGCCGGGCGTGAGATCGGCAACCGGTTCGGCGCCGACCTCATCACCGGCACCGGTGCGTCCAAGCCGGCCGGTCTGCTCACCTCCGCGTCCAACTCCGTCACCGGCACCACGACCGGCGTCAACGGCCGGCCCGTCTACGACGACCTCGTCGACCTGCAGTACTCGGTGATCGCGCCGTACCGGTCCTCGCGGTCGTGCTTCTGGCTGATGCGCGACGCGGTCGTGGGTGCCCTGCGGAAGATCAAGGACACCACCGGCCAGCCGATCTGGCAGCCGAGCATGCAGCTCGGCGCGCCCGATCTGCTGCTCGGCAAGCCCATCGCGAGCGACCCGTTCATGCCCGCCATCGTCACCGGCGGCCGCATGGTCGCGTTCGGGGACTTCTCCACGTTCTTCGTGCGGATGGCCGGCGGGGTCCGGTTCGAACGGTCGGACGACTTCGCGTTCGGGACCGACCTGGTGTCGTACCGGGCGATCCTCCGGGGCGACGGTGCGCTGGTCGACCTGACCGGCTCGATCAAGACCTACGTGGGGGCCCTCACCTAGAAGGGCCGGCTATACGCCGGCATATAGAGCCCGCTTCCCGGCGGGTGAGCGCAGGCGGGTTGCCTCCGTGGCCCGCCTGCGCGCTCAAGGGACACGGAGGAGACGGAGGAACCATGGCACGGGAACCGATCAGGGCGCTTCACACCAACGCTTTCTGGAGGGCGCTGGTCGACGCCGGCGTCTTCCACCAGGACGACAAGATCGTCCGCTGCATCATCGACATGAAGGCCGGCGATCCGGTCGTCATGCACATCCAGCGGTGGGGCGACGAGCGGCTGCTCGAGGTCGACTGGGCGATGCTCCAGGAAGCCGAGATCCGCGAGGTCGGCAAGGACGGCGACGATGCGCCGTGAGGTCTGCGGCGGCTGCGGCGCCGACCAGCTCGAAACCTTCCTCGACCTCGGCAAGACCCCCCTGGCCGATCGGTTCCCCGTGACCCCGGACGAGCCGGAGCCGACGTTCCCGCTTGAGCTGGCGGTGTGCCGGTCGTGCTGGCTGGTGCAACTGCTGGAGGTCGTACCCGACGACCAGCTGTTCGGGGAGGATTACGGGTTCTACTCGGGCGCGTCACCATCGAAGGTCGCCGAACACGAGCAGCTCGCGGCGGACCTGCTGGCCGTTTACCCGGACCAGGCGAAGCGGCTGACGGTCGAGATCGGCTGCAACGACGGTGACTTGCTGCGCCATTTCCTTTACACGACCGGTGGCCGGATTGTCGGGGTCGATCCGGCGGAAGGGCCGATGCTGCAGACGTTCGCGTGGCTGCTGGACCGCTACGTCGAGCCGTTCGGCCGTGCCGTCGCTGAGAAGGTCAAGGACACACACGGCCAGGCCGGACTCATCATCGCGCGGAACGTCGCCGCGCACGTCGCCGACCTCGACGGCTTCTTCGGCGGGATCGCCGATCTGCTCGCCCCCGACGGCGTCGCGGTGGTGGAGGTGCAGTACCTGCCGGATCTGCTGCTCGGCAACCAGTTCGACCACGTCTACCATGAGCACCGGTTCTACTTCTCCCTGCGGACACTCTCGGGTGTCTGCTGGAAGCACGGCCTGCAGGTTGAGGAGGTCGAGCATGTGCCGGCGCAGGGTGGCAGCATCCGCGTCGTCCTGCGCCATGGTGGCAACCGGGCTCGGGTGCACATACGTGGCGAGGTCGGCGTGGTGGCTGAACTTGACACCTACCGCTCCGTCCAGGCTCGCGCCGAGTACCTCCGGGCCCGCCTCCTCGACCTGCTCGACGAGACCCTCCAGCCTGGGGTGACGATCGCCGGGTATGGCGCGACGGCGAAGTCGACCACGCTGCTGAACTGGTGCGGGATCGGCCGCCCGACCCTGCCGTGGATCGAGGACACCACCCCGGCGAAGATCGGCCGGTACTCGCCGGGGATGCGGATCCCGATCGTTGAGCCGCAGGGTGTCCCGCCGGACGTGTGGCTGCTGCTGGCCTGGAACTACCTCCCCGGGGTGCTCAAGCGCGAGCGGGTCGCCCTCGAGCACGGGACGCGGCTGCTGGTCCCGATCCCGGTTCCGGTGCTGCTGTGACGCGCTATCGGGTGCCCGTGGCAGGTGAACTGCTGTCTGTCCTGGCCTTGCCGCGCGGGATGCGGCTGGTCGCCATCGGTGAACCGGATCGCCATAAGATGCATCTGGTCGAGTTCGAGGACGACAACGCCCCGGCGGACCTTGAAGGCAAGACGATCTCGCCGACGTTTACAAAGAACTACGTCACGGGCGAAGTAACCATCGCCGACTATGGCGAGCCGGTGAACTACCCATGAGGGCGCTCATCACCGGAATCACGGGCCAGGACGGCAGCTACCTCGCCGAACAGCTCGACGCCGACGGCCACCAGGTCTTCGGATTGGTCCGCGGGCAGGCGAACCCGAAACGCGGATGGATCAAGCAGCTGGTGCCTTCCCTCCAGCTCCTGGACGGCGACCTGCTCGACCAATCGTCCCTGGTCGACGCCCTCCAGGCGGCGAAGCCGGATGTGGTGTTCAACCTCGGCGCGGTCACGTTCGTCGGCATGAGCTGGCAGCAGCCGACCCTGATGACGGAGGTCACCGGTCTCGGCGTCCTGCGGCTGCTGGAGGCGATCCGGCAGGTCGACCCCGCCATCCGCGTTGTGCAGGCGAGCTCGTCGGAGATGTTCGGCGCCGCACCCGCGCCGCAGAACGAATCGACGCCGTTCCGGCCCCGCTCCCCGTACGGGGTCGCAAAGGCGTTCGCGCACCACACGACCGTGAACTACCGCGAGTCGTACGGGCTGCACGCGTCGACGGCGATCATGTTCAACCACGAGAGCCCGCGGCGCGGGGAGGAGTTCGTCACCCGCAAGATCACCCGCGCGGTCGCGCGGATCGCCCGCGGCGAGCAGCAGCGGCTAGCCCTGGGGAACCTCACCGCCCGCCGTGACTGGGGCTGGGCCCCCGAATACGTCCAGGCCCTGCCGCTGATCGCCAACCAGGACACCCCCGGCGATTACGTCCTCGCCACCGGCCAGACGCACACCGTGCAGGAGTTGTGCGAGGTCGCGTTCGCCGAAGCTGATCTGGACTGGGATGACCACGTGTACTTCGACGTGGACCTGCAGCGACCCGCCGACGTTGACCACCTACAGGGCAACGCGATGTACGCGGCGAAACAGCTTGGCTGGCAGGCCAATGTCCGGTTCCGTGGGGTCGTCGAGCGGCTGGTCGCCCACGACCTGCAAGCCCTAGCGGCATGAATGCGCTCAGCGACCAGCAAGACCGCGACCTCGTGATGAAGGTCCTGTTCGAGGAGATGTACTCGGTTCCACTCCCCGAACGGGGGCAGTGCCGCTGGGTCATGGACGCCGAAATGTGGCGGATGCTGCGGCGTCTGTTCCCCCCGCCTGCTGACATCCTGCCATATCTCTCCGGGGACGGGATGGTGATGCTCGGCCACCCCGTCGAACTCCGCAGCGGCGTCAAGGGCGTCCGGTATGAGCGGATAGAAGGGTGACTGCCCCCGGCCCGGCGGTCACCTGCCTTCTCACCGCCCATATGAAGCCCTACCTCCGCGACGCGCTCGAGAGCGTCATCCACCAGACCCGGCGGGATATCCACATCCTGGTGATCGACTCGGGCCGGTGGCGCGGCGGGTCCGGCCGCGAGTCGAAACTGATGGCACGGATCCATCGCGACTACGCCAAGCACCCGCTGGTCGAGTGGACATTCACCGACGAGGGTCCGGACCTGAAGCTGACGGCGTGTCCGGTGGCGCTGGCGACCAACAACGCCATCCGGCAGGGTCTGGTCCGCGGCCGGTACATGTGCACCTTCTATGATGACGACCGGTACCTGCCGTCGTTCATGGAACGGATGGCCGGCTACCTCGACACCCATCCCAAGACTGGCGCGGTCTGGTGCTCGGAGCTGCTCGCGCGGCTGGAACCGGACGGCACGGAGGTCCTGGTCGCGCACCGGCCCGCCAGCGAGATCAAGTATGGCGCGTCGATGGACTGCCGGGTGGACGGCGCGCAGGTGATGTGGCGCACCAAGTTGCTGGACGAGATTGGCGACCCGTGGCTGCCGGAAGCGCCGCAGACCTGCTACCACTCCGACGGGATCTTCCTCGACAAGCTCGGCAGCGTCGCCGGGATGGTCCCCCCGATCCCCGAGCCCCTGGTCGTGCACCGGTTCACCAGACTCTCGGCCTACACCCCCCTCGGCGCGGTCGCCAATGAAGGTCTTAGGGTTCCATGACAACTCGGCGTGCGGCACCTACCGGGTGCTCCAGCCGTTCGCCCAACTCGCTGGCCACGGCCACCAGATGCTGGCCAACTACGGCGACCGGCAACCCGACGGCGACGAGGATCTGATCGTCGCGGAACGGTTCGACAAGACCGAGGCGCTCCCGTCGTGGCGTAGGTGGAAGGCCCGCCACCGGCTCGTGTACGAGGTCGACGACGACGTGTTCGCGGTCGACCCGGCCAACTTCCTCGCGTGGCGGACCTACCGCAGCCCCGTTCCCCGCGAGGTGGCCACGTTCGTCGCGCAGGCCGCCGATCTCGTCACCGTCTCCACGCAGCCGCTGGCGGAGGTGTTCCGCCGCGAAGCCGGCCACGACCGGGTGATGGTGCTGCCCAACTACGTCGACGAGGGACTCCTGGAGCTCGAGCGGCCGCGCAGGGACCGGCTGGTCGTCGGGTGGCGTGGCGGCGCGTCGCACGGGCGGGACCTGGCGATGGTGGCCGGGCAGCTGCGCCGGTTCCTGGCGCGTAACCCCAAGGTCGAGTTCCACATCGTTGGGACCGACTTCCGCGAGACCGTCAAGGGCCGGGCGCGGTGGACCGACTGGTCCGATGACATCTGGGACTTCTACCGCAGCGTCGACTTCGACATCGCCGTCGTCCCGCTGTACCCGACGACGTTCGCGGAGTCCAAGAGTCACATCCCGGTGCTGGAGATGGCCGCGCTCGGGATCCCTGTCGTCGCCTCCGACGCGACCGCGTACCGCGACTTCGTCCTGGACGGGGTGACCGGGTTCCTGGTCCGCCACGAGCACGAGTGGGGCCGGCGGCTGTACCAGTTGGCCAACGACGAGGCGATGCGTACCGAGATGGGCGCCAAGGCCCGCGAGCACGCCCGAGCGTTCACGATCCAGCGCAACTGGCAGCAGTGGGAACGCGCCTACCAGTCTCTTCTGTAGGAGGCAACGTTGAAGGTCCGAGTCGCCATGTCGATGACCGGCACCCGCGGCGGGGTCGACTGGCCCCCCATCGGGGGGATCCTCGAGGTCTCCGACGAGGAGGGCGCGCAGCTTTGCGGCGCCGGGATCGCAACCCCTGTCGCCGAGAAGCCCACAGCCGAGAAGGCCGTCGCGCCGGAGGCCGAGGAACGCGGCGGCACGCTGACCACCGACGACGTTCCGCAGGTCAAGCGCGGCCCCGGCCGACCCCGCAAGAATCCGTGAAGGAGGGGCCGACCCAGCCGCCAATCCGGTTCGTCCCCGGGGTGGGCTGCCCGAGTAGTTCTTCCCGGCCGGACCCGCAAGATCCCTTGAGGAGTAGACGTTGGCCTACACGATCGCGCAGGTCACCACGGAGTTGAACACCGACCCGAGAGGGATCGGCTACGCCGCGTCCGTCGCCAGCGGCAGCGTTCAGGAGCTGTCCCGGCTGCTCAACACCGCCCCGCAGCCGTCCGGGACCGGTGGCGCGGTCACCGTGTTCAAGCCCTATACCGACCTCTCCGACGCGGTCGCGGCGGTCGTGGCGGCCGAGTACACCAGCTTGACCGCCGCGCAGAAGGCCCTGTGGACCGATCTGGTGACGCGGGCCGGCCCCCGCGGGATCAAGAGCGGGGACGCGAACATGCGGGCCACGATCGTCGGGATCTTCCCGGTGGGTGCGACCCGGACGGCGCTGACCGCGTTGGCCAGCCGCCCGGCGTCCCGCGCCGAGGAGCTGTGGGGCGTCGATGTCCGCGTGCCCGACCAGGACATCGCTGCTGCGCTGGGGACGGCCTGACGATGGCTGAGATCAAGCTGTCCGGCTACACCGGCCTGCAGGCGGTGATGACCACCGAACTGAACGCGCTCGGCTCCTCGACCGGCAAGGCGATCTCGGTGGCGCTGGACAACACCGTCCCCAACGACATCTGGGCCGACTTCGAGCTGGCGGTCACGTTCGCGTCGGCGCCGGTCCTCAACGCCATCGTCGAGCTGTACCTGCTGCCCAGCCTCGACGCTGGCGCCAGCTACCCCGACGGCTCCACCACCGTGCTCCCCAGCCCCAACCTTTACATGGGCGGGTTCCCCGTCCGCGCGGTCAACACCGCGCAGGTCATCAGCCTACGTGGGGTGCCGCTCCCGCCGGGGCTGTTCAAGGTGCTGGTGCAGAACACCACCGCCCAGGCGTTCCCCGCGTCCGGGTCGACGCTGGATCTCAACAGCTACAAGCTCCAGGTCGCCTGATGACCCTGACGCTGCATCAGGAGCCGAGGACGGGGCCGTTCCCGCGGCTGCACGACGGGCTGTGCCTGTTCCTACCGTTCGAGATGACCGACTCGCCAGCGAGCCCACGCGAGCAGATCACCGGCGGCCGCCCCGCGAACGGCACCACCAGCCGCGCCCGCGACAAGTGGGGCAACGGCATCGCCCGGTTCAACGGCACCACCGAGCACCTCAAGTACAACGACGGGCCGGGGATGCGGCAACCCTCGATGGCGCTCACCACCTACTGCCGGGTGTACTTCGCCAGCCTTCCCGGTTCAGGCGCCCCTCCGGTCGGCAAGGACGTGAACGCCGGCGCTGGCTATTCGTATGGTCTGGAGGTCGACCAGTCCAACACCGCCGGGTACATCTGGACCAGCGCCTCCAACAACGTCGTCGCGCCCGCGTGCCCGACCGGTAGCTGGGTATCGATCTTCGCCCGATGGACCTCCGGGACGCCGTTATCGGTGGAGGGCTACTACGACGGCGGCCGGGTCGCGATTGCCAAGACGACCATCGGCAGCTTCACCGGGCCGCTGGCCTATGACGCCGGCCAGCTGCTGCTCGGCACCTCCACCGGCGGCACGCATCTGGCGATGGATATGGCCTGCTTCGCGGTGTGGAACCGGCGGGTCACCGACGCGGAGATGTTCCTGCTGGTCGTCGACCCGGAGGTGCTGTTCCGGCGCACCAACCTGTCGCTGGCGCCGCTGGCGGCCGTCCCCGCCGACGTGAACTACCAGCCGATCCAGCCGCTGCGCCGGGCGGGCCACCTATGAGCGGAACGGGTGATCGCTAGTGGGGGACCAGAAGATCATCCTGCCAGCCGATTCGGTCGGCAAAGCGATCCACACCCGCGAGATCACCGTCGCCGGACCGGGTGTTGTGCAGGAGCAGTACGTCATCCCGATCTCCGCGCGGCTCAACAGCGGCGTCTACCGCGCGCACACCGGCGCCCACGTCGTCTTGGCCGCCGCGCAGAACGGCACCTCCACCGGGTTCTGGTGGCTCTACAACACCAGCGCGACGGTGATCTGCGGCTTGCGGCGGGTTCAGTTCATGAGCCAACGGGGCAGCGCCCTGGCCACCCCGACCAGCCCTCGGATTGTGCTGCAAACGTTCACGTTCACCGGCACCCCGGCCGGGACCGCGATCACGCCCGCCAAGGCCGACACCGGCTTCCCGGCTGCGACCGCGACCCTGCGCAGCACGCAAGTCACCAGCGTCGTCACGCTCGTCGCGCAGTTCATGGCGTTCCTACCGGTGTCCGATATCACCGCGACTTCGGGTGGGACCGCGCCCGGTTTTGCCGATTGGGTGCCGGACACCGAGGACGGCGAGATCCTGCTGCGGCAGAACCAGGGCGTGGCGTGCTGGCAGGCCGACGCCGGCAGCACCTCCGACACGCGCCGATTCATCACGAACGTGGCCTGGTCGGAGTTCACCGTCCCATAGGGGGGGGTCGGCATGGCGCTCGTCCCCCTCGCTGAGTTCCTCTTCAGCCCGACCTGGCTCGGCCGCACCGCCCCGGTCTTCTCCACCACCCGCGCGACCGTCTCGGGCAGCACCCAGGTGATCACGACCTCCAGCTTCACCCCGGCGGCGAACTCGATCCTGATCACCTGGTCGTGGACCAGCACCGACACCCGCGATGTGGTCACCGACTCGCTGGGCGGCACCTGGACGCCGATCGTCGGCCGCGACTTCACCGAAGGCGGGGAACGGTCCGGCTGGCAGGCGTCCTACCAGCTGATCGGCGCGAGCCCGGCGTCGCGGACGGTCACGTTCACCGCCTCGATCGCGGATGACCACGGCGGCGCGGTCGAGGAATGGACCGGCCACGATGCCACCAGCCCGATCGGCGCGACCAGCGAGGCGTCGTTCGCGCTCAGCTCGGCGGACCCGCGGACGCTGGCGATCACCACGCAGCATCCCAACTCGTGGGTGCTGGGTGGCCTGTCGAACTGGGACAATACCAGCGCATCGTCGGGTGACGGCGGCGGCACGGTCATCATCAACCAGTCGACCATTCCTCCCGGCGGCGGCGGCTGCTCGGCCCGGAGGTCGGCAGCGACCAATCCGTTCAGTCCGGTCACGATCTCGATCAACCGCGCCGGCGTCGCCGAACGCGGCAACATCTGCGCGTTCGAGCTCAAGGGCGCGATCGCGGTCGTCGGCGCAGCCGCCTACGTCCCAGCTGTGGAAAGCCAGTATGGGGGTTATTTCTAGGGCCATCCGGCCCCGAGCAGAAAGGAACACCGCATGGCCCGCTTCGCCACCAACATCGAGTCAGCCGCGGCGATCGTGGCGACTGCGCCGACCGGCGGCACCGCCAACGCCCTGTTCGCCAATCTGAACGCCTCGGCGACGGCCGGGTACAAGCTGCGGCGCGTCACCCTCGGCGTGATCGCCGGTGCTGCCGCGCCGAGCTCGCAGCAGGTCTCCGTCGGTTTCGTCCGCACCACCGCCCGCGGTACCGCGACCACCACGCTGACGCCGACCAAGCTGGACCCCGGTTCCCCCGCGGCGGCGATCACCGGCCTGGACACCGCCTGGTCGGCTGTGCCGACCGCGACTTGGACGCCGCCCTACCTGTACCAGGTGACCTTCAACAGCCAGAGCGGTGTCGACCTGCCGTTCGAGCTGCTGGAAGAGATGATCTGTGCGATCGGCGTCGCCAACGGGATCGCATTCATCAACCTTGACAACGCGCTTCCTACCAGCCACAAGTACACGCTTGCCGTGGAGCACGAGGAATGAGACGGTGCGCGCTGCTCGCTGCTGGGATCGCTGCCTTGCTCCTACTCGGCGGCATCGCTTATGCCTCGATCCCTGGCCCGGACGGCACAATCCACGGCTGCTACAAGAACAACACCGGCGCGCTGATTACGATCGACTCGGCGGCGAGTTGCCCGAGCGGCTACACAGCGCTGAACTGGAGCCAGACCGGTCCGCCGGGGCCGCAGGGCACGCCTGGCATCTCCGGCTACCAGTATGTGTTCCGGCATTATGCAGGACCATTCACCAGTGGCGACTTGATCCTCACTGTGGCTTGCCCAGCCGGTAAGAGCGTGATCTGGAGCGGAGGTGTAAGCGATCCACCCAAGGCGATGACGAGGCTTGATCTGGCCCTGGATGGGAATGGCAAGGCCATCATCTCCTATGTTGGTTTCGACAATGGCGCCGGCGATATCGCGACCGCAGATGCCACTGCGATTTGCGCCATCGTGAATTGAGGTAGCCCATGCTGCGGCGCTGGCGCGGCGCCTGGCCACGCCGCAGCAAGTTCTTCCAGGTCCCACCGGCCCCGGTTGCGCCGGCGGCGCCTTCCTACCCGCCCGCGTTCACCGAACAGGCTGGCAGCCGACCCCGCGGTCGGCCAGCCCCGCGGCGCGGCGCGTTCCACGAACCACCGTGGGCGGCCATCGTCCCGGCCGCGCCGACCTGGCCGCCGACGTTCGGTGGCCGGAGCTCGCGCCGGGCGGCGCTTGCCCGCCGTCGCGGGTTCTTCGCGGTCCCGCCGCTGCGGCTCCCCCCGCCAGCGTTCGGCGAACAGGCCGGTGCATGCAACCGGCTGCTGCTGGCCCGCAGAGGCCGCTTCTACGGCCCCCTGCCGGCTGTTGTGCCCGCGGCCACCACCCTGCCGGGATGGGTCCGCGCCCGGCAGAAGCCCGTCAGCGCCCGCCGCGGCGCCTTCCACGAACCACCCTGGCCGCCTGTCGCCGTCCAGCCGAGCGTCTGGCGGCCCGACCCGGTCCAGCAGGCAAGCCGCCTCGCCGGCCGGCCGACCCGACGGGGTGGCCGGTTCGACCCACCCTGGCCGCAGGTCGCTGCCGCGCCGTCGGTCTGGCCACCCGAGCCCATCAGTTCCAGGGCACGGTGGGCCGGGGCCGCCCGCCGCGGCCAGTTCGCCTGGACACCGCCGGCCCGGCCCGCTGGGGTCCCGGCGTTCCTGCGCCGCGCCCGTCCGACGCCGTGGCTGCGGTGCCGCCAAGGGTTCACCGAGCCGCCGTGGCCGCAGGGCCCGCAGACGGTCTGGCGGCCGCCGTTCAGAGGGCAGGCAGGCGCGCGGCCCCGGTTCGCCGCACGGCTGCGCCGAGGCCGGCAGTTCAGCCCGCCGTGGCCGCAGGTCGCACCGCCGGAGTTCACCCCAAGCCGGCCGCCCGGGTACGCCTACGCCGGCCGGACCGCCGGGACGGCCCGGGCCGACGCGACCAGCGGCAATGTCCAGGCCGGCCAGCCATCCGGGCACGCCGTCACCGGCGGCACTACGGGGTCGGTCATCGTTGAGCCTACAGATGGGGAGGTGACCATCGGCTGATGGACTACAACATCGGCGACGCGGTCCCGCTGGTCTACACGATCAGCGCCACCGCGACGGTCGCCCTCACGATCACCGACCCGGCCGGCGCGGTCACGACCCCGACCCCAACCGCGGGCGGCGCACCGCCGGCGGTGACCTACACCCACAACCAGGCCGCGACCCTGGCTGGCACCTGGCTGTACCGGTTCGTCGCCACCGGCGCGGTCACCGACGCCGAAGAAGGCAGCTTCTACGTCGTCGCGGCCGCCAACGCCCGTGTCTACACCAGCCGCGAGGAAGTCAAAGGCCGCCTGTCGATCCCGTCGGCCAAGACGCAGGACCACGCCAGCATCGACAGCAAGATCCGCGTCGCGACCCGGATGATCGACTCCGACTGCCAGCGGCACTTCTGGAAGATCACCGAGGCGCGCACGTTCACCCCGACCGACACATGGTCCCTGGAGCTCGGCGCCTACAACGACCTCGTGTCCGTCACCACCCTGAAGACCGACGCGGCCGGCGACGGGACGTTCGAGCAGGCGTGGACGACCGGCGACTACCAGCTGCTCTGCGCCGACGGAACCCCCAACGTCAACGCCGGCCCCCAACCCCGCCCCTACACCCAGATCAAAGCGGTCGGGGGGCTGCTGTTCCCCTACCCGAGTTTTGGCGGCGCCCGCGCCAACCTCGTCGAGGTCACCGGGACGTGGGGCTGGCCGGCCGTGCCCGACGACATCCGCGAGGCCTGCGAGATCGCCGCCGCCGAACTGTTCGCGCTGAAGGACACCAAGTTCGGTGTGTTCGGCGTCGCTGACCTGGGCATCTCGCGGGTCCGCACCAACGGCAAGTACCAGGAGCTTGTCGGCCCCTACAAGAAGCTGCTGTCGTTCGCATGAGCGACGACCTCCAAGATCCCATGAGCGTGCTCGCAGAGGGTGCCGCGCAGATACACGAGATGTTCCTGTCGTACCAAGAGGCCGGATTCACTGAACAGCAGGCCCTCTATCTCGTCGGCTGTGCGATAAAGGCCATGCTTGCGCCACCGGCGGCAGGTGGCGGCTGATGCCCACGATCGCTGCGACCCTGACGGCCACCGCTGAGAAGACATTTCGCATGGTCGCGCAGCACTTCAGTGAATGGCGCCATGATCCATGCGCTGCTGATGGCTGCGGCCAGATTGTTCGGGTTCGCAAGGGAACGCATCGCACCAGTGCACGCTGTCCCACCCATGATGCGATGTATTTGCAGGACCAGCGGGCCAAGCAGCGCGATCGGAAACGGCGCTATCGAAAGAATCGCGAGATCCCCTGATGGCCACGATCGCTGCGACCCTCGACGCGCTGGCCGCCAAGCTGGCCACCGTCCCGACCCCCGACGGCAGCGCCACCCTGAACGTGCAAGACACGGTTCCCGGGCAGGTCACGCCCCCCGCGGCGGTGCTGTGGGTGGACTCGATCACCTACGCGACCAGCCAGGCCAGCATGTCCCACGACCTGACCGTCGCGGTCCTGCTGCTCGTCAGCGACGCCAGCAGCGAGGACGGCCAGGAATTGCTGACCGCCTACCTCGAGCCCACCGGCACCTCGAGCGTGTACGCGGCGCTGGACGCCGACCCCGACCTCGGGCAGGCCGGCCTCATCACCCTGGTCACCGCCGTGCCGGAAGGGCAGGCCGGCCGGGTCCAGTACGGCGGGGTCGAGTACCAGGGCGCCCGGCTCAACGTCGGGGTGATGCTCGGGTGAAGCGTGTCCTGGTGGTGCATCCGGGGCCCAACTTCAGTGTTGCGGACGTCCACACTGGTTGGATCGAGGCGCTCCGCGAGCTTGGCCTGATGGTGTTCCCGTACAACCTCGACGACCGGTTGGCCTTCTATGACAGCACCTACCTGCCCGATGGGGAAGGCGGCTACCGCAAGGCCCTGTCCGACGACCAGGCGATCGGGATGGCCACCAACGGCATCGCCGCGGCGCTGTTCAAGATCCGCCCCCACATCCTGTTGTCGGTCAGTTCGTTCTTCGTCGACTTCGAGCTGCTCAAGCATGCGATGCGGACCGGCACCCAAGTTGTCCTGCTGCACACCGAAAGCCCGTACGAGGACGACCGGCAGCTCGGCCTCGCCCCGCACGCGACCCTGAACCTCCTGAACGACCCGACCAACATCGACCGGTTCCGTTCTCTCGGCCCCACCGACTACATCCCGCACGCCTACCGGCCGAGCCTGCACACGCCCGGCCCGCCGGTGCCAGAATTGGCGTGTGACCTGGCGTTCGTCGGCACCGGCTACCCATCGCGGCAGGCGTTCTTCGAGGCGATGGACCTCGAGGGGCTGGAGGTGCGGCTGGGCGGCAACTGGATGCGCCTGCCGGAGGACTCGCCGCTTCGGAAGCACGTGATGCACGACATCGACGAGTGCATGGACAACGAAGACGTCGTCCCCCTCTATCGGTCGGCGAAGGTCGGCATCAACCTGTACCGCCGCGAAGCCGCCCACCCCGAACTCCAGCAGGGCTGGGCCATGGGACCCCGCGAGGTCGAGATGGCCGCGTGCGGGCTGTTCTTCCTGCGCGACCCACGCGGGGAAGGCGACGAGGTTCTCCTGCTGCCCACCTTCACCGACCCGGACGACGCCTCGGACAAGGTGCGGTGGTTCCTCGCCCACGACGGGGTCCGCGAGGCGATGGCCGGCAAGGCACGCGAAGCCGTCGCCGATCGGACGTTCACCAACCACGCGAAGCGGCTGATGGAGCTGCTCGACCGGAAGGAGCAGTAAGCTATGCCTAGGTCACATGGCCGGTTCGGCCGTGTCTATATGAATCTGACCTCGGCCGGGACCGCCGAACCGATCGCGTTCGTGCGGACCTGGGCATTCAACGCCGCCAGCGACAAGGTCGACGTTACCGCGTTGACCGACCCCGCCAAGATCTACGTCGCCGGCCTCCCCGACGGGTCGGGCGAGTTGTCGTTCTGGTACGACGACGCGACCGTCCAGACTTACACCGCCGCCGCCGACGGGATCGCCAGGAAGTTCTACCTGTACCCAACAGCTGCGACCGCGCAGTACTTCTGGGGCACGGTGTTCCCTGACTTCAACGTCTCGGGCGCGGTCGACGGTGCCGTCGAGGGCACTGCCTCTTGGTCGGCGGCGAGCCCGATCGCCAAGGTCGGCTAGCAGGAATAGGCGCGGCCCCCCAGTTCGGGGGGCCGCTTGCCGGGCCAACCGAGGACCCGACCCTTGCGGGGCCGATTCCGGCGGGCCCGTGGTCCGACTAGAACTTCCAGATTCCGATCGGGGCGCCCTCGAGGTTCGGCGCATAGACGATCTGGCCATGGCGGCTTGGCACATCGAAGACGAGCGTGCCGGAGACATGCTCACCCTTGTTGAGCGTCGCGGACTCCAGGGTCGGCCCCCACTCGCTGGAATAGGTGGAGTCTTCCGTCTTAAAGCCGTTCGGGCTCTTGATGTAGAAGTCGAACGGGTTCACGTCCAGGCCGCCGCCGGTGCCGGTTGCCTTGACGTTCACGATGACGAACCAGCCACGCTCCGGCTTGCTGCCGTAGTCGACTGGCTCACGAGTAGCTGCCCCGACCTTCGTCACGGTGATGTCGGCGGAGCCCTCGGCGGGGTCGGCGAAGCCGCTGGTGTCGGCGGACTGCGACACCGAAAGCGTCTCGCCGACCTTGAGGATCTGTGGCCCGGATGTCGCCGGCTCGGTCACGTCCGGTGCCTCGGTCGCCTCGGTCGCCTCGGTCGCAACGGGTGAAGTCGCTGCGGAAGTGCTGGTCTCGTCGCCACCGGTCAGCGCGTTACTGATACCGCCGATCACAAACAGGCCGACGATCACCAGCAGGATGATCTGCCAGGCGCTCCGCTTCTTGCGCGGGGGGGCAGGTGGGGTCTGGCCCCACTGGGGCGGCGGCGTGTTCGGCGGTGGTGGGGTTGGTCCCCAGGTCTGGGTCATCGGGATCTTCCTCTCGGTTAGGTGTCCCGTGTCCTGAGTATGCGCCTGTTCCGGTCTGGCCGATAGGCGAAAAGGGTCACGTTTAGGGAGTCATTGTGCGGGTCACCGTTCGCGACTCGGCCGACCTGAAGTCCCTCAGCAAGCAGCTACGGCAGGTCGCCGACGGCAAGCAACTCCGCAAGCAGTTGACCGGCGGGATCCGCGACGCGCTCAAGCCGGTCCTCGCGCAGGTCAAGGCCGGCTACGGCTCCGGGCATCTGCGGGGCCAGCTGCGGCGGGCCGCGCGGATCGAGGTTCGCACCTCCGGGCGGATGGCCGGTGCAAGGCTGCGGGTCGACGGCCGCAAGATGCCCGACCAGATGAAGTCCCTTCCGGCGATGTGGGAGGGACTGACCCGCTGGCGCCACCCCGTCTTCGGCGACCGCGAGACGTGGGTGGCGCAGGACAGCCATCCGACCTTCTACCGGATCGTGACGCCGCAGGAGGACCGGGTCGGCCGCGCCATCGACGAGGTTCTCAAGGATGTCTGCGACAAGCTGGAGAGAGGGCTATGACCGAGAACGGACAGACGCCGGAGCGGCCGAAGATCGACGCGCGGCTGCTCACCCCCCGCGACATGGCGCGCGCCAAGGTCGCGCTCGCCGAGGTGCTGGACGGCCGCAGCCCCTACGACATGGTCGAGGGCGAGGTCGACGACGCGGTCCCGTTCACGATCTGGTGCCTCAAGTCCAGGGCCAATCCGGCGTTCACCTGGGAGGAGGCACTGGACACGCCGTTCCTCGGCGACTTCGAGCCGGTCAGCCCTCCTCCGATCCCGCCGCCCGACGCGAGTGGTTCCTCGCCCGGGAAGAACGGCGGGAGCAAGCCGAAGGCGAAGCCCGCCGCGCCCGATCCCGCGCGCAGTTCTGCGAGTACTTCGGGTTGACCTGGCAGGAGTACGACTCGATGACGTTCGACGCGATCGACCTGTGGGGCAAGATCATGGATGGTCGCGATGGCTAAGGCCGTCAAGTGGGATCTGGTCGCCGACCCTCGTAAATATGCCAGCGGGTTCCGCGAGGCCGACCGGGTCAATGAGCGGTTCGCCCGCAACACCAAGCGGCATTTCCAGCGCGGCGGCGACGATGCCGGCCAGCAGTTCGGCCTGCGGTTCAACAAACGACTCGGCCACGGCTTCTCCGCGTCGACCCGGATCGCGAAGCTCGCCGCCGGCGGGATCGCCGGCGCGTTCGCCGCTGTCCAGATCGGCGGTTTTTTAAAAGGAGCTATTGACGAAGCGCGGGAGGCCGCGAAGGTCACCCGGCAGACCAACGCCGTCATCAAGGCGACCGGCGGGGTGGCCAAGGTCAGCGCGGCCGACGTCGAGAAGCTGGCGAACGCGGAGTCGCGGAAGGTCGGCGTCGATGACGAGATCATCCAGGCCGGCGCGAACATGCTGCTGTCCTTCAAGGGTGTCCGCAACGAGATCGGGAAGAACAACGACATCTTCAATCAGGCCAGCTCGACGATCCTGGACATGACCGCCGCGATGCATCAGGGCGAGATCACCCAGCAGGGCCTGGAGAAGGCCACCATCCAGGTCGGCAAGGCCCTGAACGACCCGATCAAGGGCATCACCGCACTCACCCGGGTCGGTGTCACGTTCACGCAGGGCCAGAAGGACCAGATCAAGTCGCTGGTCGAGTCGGGCCGCAAGATGGAGGCCCAGAAGATCATCCTGGGCGAACTGAAATCGGAGTTCGGTGGGGCGGCGAAGGCGGCAGCGGACCCGTGGCAGCGGGTCGTTGTGGCGTTCAAGAACGTCCAGGAGGAGATCGGCGGCAAGCTGCTGCCGAAGATCGATGACCTGTTCAAGTTCCTCGAGAAGAACCTTGTCCCCAAGCTCGGCGGGCTCAAGAAGGCATGGGACGACAACAAGGCAGCCATCCTTTCCCTGCTCGACCCGTTCACCCAGGTCAATGCCAAGTCGCAGACCGCCGACGAACGGGCGCAATCGCTGGCCGACTCGCTGACCACCCTGACCGAGGGACTCGGCGACGCCGCCCGGTTCCTGAACCGCCTCGGCGGCCACCTGAACGACCTGCAGGCCTCCTTGGACGTGACTGCCAGGGCGATCCATACCAAGTTCGTCCGCCCCGCGGTCGCGTCGTTCCTCGGCTTGGTCCGAAACTGGCTGGTCGGGTTCGACCGGATGCTCCGCGTCGCAGCCAGCACCGCCGAGGCCCTGCATCTGCCGTGGGCGAAGAACCTCCGCAAGATCCAGCAGACGACCTCCCGTGAACTCGGCGCGGTCCAGCGGACGATCAACGATCTGCATGGCAAGACGGTTGATGTAAAGGCCCGCGCGACCGTCGAGATTGCCCGGTCGACCCGGCTGTATCTGCGGGCCGCGCAGGTTCCCGGGTTCCACGCCACCGGCGGACCGATCCGCGGCCCCGGCACCGGCACCTCCGACAGCGTCCCGGCGATGCTGTCCACCGGTGAACATGTGTGGACGGCCGCGGAGGTCCGCAAGGCCGGCGGGCACGGCGCGATGGAGGCGATGCGCCGGCAGGTCCGCGGCTACGCCGACGGCGGCGCGGTCCGCCGTGACCTTGGCCGCTGGCAGGGTGCGGTCGTGACCGCGACGGGGCGGATCGGGGACCGGTTCGCCGACCGGCTCGGCGCCGCGCTCGGGTCGAGGCTGTCGAAGGCGATCGAGAAGGCCGTCAGCGGCGGCAGTGCCGTCGTCAAGCGATTCCTGCTGGCGGCCGACCGGCTGCCGTACCGGTGGGGCGCCGCCGGACCCTCAGCCTTCGACTGCTCGGGACTGGTCTCGGCCGCCTACGGGCTGCACAGCCGCCGCGGTGGCGGCCACGGGCAACGCTACTTCACCACCGCGACGTTCCCCGCCGGGACCGGGTTCCGGCCGGGCGGCGGCGGGCTGTTCCAGGTCGGCGTCCGCCGACCAGGTCCGCATGGCACCGGCCACATGGTCGGCCGGTACGGCGGGTTGGGCTTTGAGGCACGCAGCACCCGAACGGGGATCTTCGTCGGGTCATCGGCCCGGTCGCCGTCCTCGGTCGGGACGGTTTGGCATATGGCCGGCGGCGGCGCGGTGGGGCAGCTGGCCCACACCCCCGGCGTCGACATCTCCGGCGACGCCGCCGCGCTGAACCTCACGTTCGGGAAGCTGTTCAAAGGATTCCGCGGCGGCAAGGTGTTCGACCGCGGCGGCTACCTCATGCCCGGCGCGACCCTGGCGGTCAACCGGACCGGCCGGCCCGAACCCGTCGGCGTCGCCCCGACCATCCAGGTGACCATCGACCTTCGTGGCGCGTCGTTCCTCGGCGACGCCAATCGCATCGCGAACGAGTTGGCGCCGAAGATGCGCGCAGCGATCCGGGACACCCAACGCCGCAGCGGGGTCGCCCCCGCGGCGCAGCTCAGATAAGCCGATGCTGTTCAACGGCACCCAATGGCCGAGGGTCAGCGTCCAGGCCGGGATCGGCACCGCCCCCGGCGGGACCGTCTGCGTGGTCGACTCGGGTGTGGTCGGCACCAACGTGGTCGGCGGCGCGAACATGGTCGAGATCGCCGGGACCGGCAACAATGACGTTCGGTCGGTCAGCATCCAGGATCTCGGCCGGCCGTCGGAGATCGACGCGGCGACCCCGGCGACCTGCACGATCGTGATCGGCAACGCCAGCGGCGACTACGACCCGACCAATCTGTCAAGCCCGTATGCGGGGATGGTGGAGGTCGATGCCCCTATCCAGGTCCGCGCGGAACGACCCGTCGGGATGTTCTGGCCGCTGTTCACCGGCGAGGTCGCCGACATCTCGCTGGACGCCGGCCGGGATCCGACGGTGACGTTCACCTGCGTCGACGGGTTGGAGCTCCTTGGCCGCGCCTATCTGCCGCTCGAGCAGGTCCCGATCTGGTCGGGGGACCTGACCGGCGCGCGGATCGCCAACCTCGCCGGCCGGGCCGGCTGGCCGACCGACAAGCTCGCCCTCGACCAGGGCAACAACGTCCTCGGCGGGACCGTCCTCGGCTCCAGCGCCCTCGACCTGATCCAACAGGTCGAGCGGACCGAGTTCGGCCTGCTGTTCGTCGACGCGTCCGGGGTGCTGACCTTCTACGACCGCTACCGCACCTCGCTCGCCAACCGGTCGACCACCGTCCAGGCCGCGTTCACCGACGTCCCCGGCGGGATCGGGTTCTCGTCGCTGGAGCTTGCCCGATCGCGGGAACGGGTCTACAACCGCGCCGCGATCACCCGCAATCCCCGCCCCGAAGATCCCGAAGACGAACCGATCGAGCAGGTCGCCGACGACCTCACCAGCCAAGCAAGTCATGGGGTGCTGGCGTTCCCCGCGCAGGTCGGGGACCTGCTCGTCGTCGACACCGAAGCGTTGACGATGGCGCAGGGGCTGGTCGCCCGGTTCAAGGACCCGCAACACCGCATCCGCGAGATCCATGCCAACCTGCTCCGCGGGGACGACTGGTCGAGGTTGCTCGGCCTGCGGCTGCTGGACCGGATCTCGGTGTTGCGGGACTACGGGCCGAACACGATCAGCCAGCAGCTCCTGATCCAGCAGATGAGCACCGACATCCGCGTCAGCCCCGCCACCTGGGACCTGCGGCTGGTCACCTCCCCGGCGCTGGCGCCCGTCGCCGATATCTGCGAGGTCGGCGCCGGACTGGTCGGCACCCACAAGACCGCCTGGTAACCGGAGGATTCGTTGAGCAACAGGACCGCATTCCCCGGCACCTCCACGACCGGGATCACCCACACCGCCGCGCACGACAACGACCTCCCCGGCGGCTGGATCGGGTATGTGCAGGTCGTCGCCGACCAGAACAGCATCACCACCGAGACGGATCTGACGGGCCTGTCGCAGACGGTGACGGTCAACACCAGCCGCCGGATCCAGATCACCGCGGAGATCAGCTACTCGTGCTCGTCGGGTGCGGGGAACCGCGCGGCCCTGCGGATCAAGGAATCCACCACGGTGCTGCAGGAGCGCCGCTGGTCGGCTGGGACGTCCGGCACCGAAAGCGCCTCCGCGACGGTCATCCTCACCCCCTCGTCAGGGTCGCACACCTACAAGCTGTCGTTGGCGCAGCAGGACGCCGGGAACGTCAACCTGCTGGCATCGGCGACCAACCCGAGTTTCTTGCTCATTGAAGATGTAGGCCCTGCATGACCTTCGCCCCTCGTTGAAGGGAGCGCCCACATGGCCAGAACCTGGGGGAACGATGCGTCACATGGACCCACGCCAGCAGGCCGCCCTGGCGCTCGGGTCGTTCCTCCTGCTCGCCGACCTGATCGTGCTGGGCCTGACGGGGGAGTTCAACGTGGCGCTTGGCGGAGCGGGGGTCAGCGTCTTTGGACTGGCGTTTACCCTGCCCCGCGACAACCGGCACAACGGGACTGGGGGCACCTGATGTGGGGCCTGGTCTGCCGCTACCCACGGTCCGCCACCTGGGTGGTCGTGGTCTGGATGGCCACGGTGCTGGTGCTGCTGGTCATCGGGCCGGTGTGGCACCCATGAGCGGGACCCCTGAGGAGCCCGGCCACCCCGGCGAGGCGGGCCGCCCCGGCTCCAAGGGCCAGCCCGGCCGCGGCAGAGAAGGCGGGCCCGGCGGTGCCGGTGGTGCCGGTGGCAAGGGCGGCGCCGGGAAGCCGGAAGGCCCGGGCGGTGGCGGCGGCGAGGGCGGCGAGGGCGGCCGTGGCGCGCGCGGCGAGCAGGGCGAACCCGGCGAGACGGGGCCGCCTGGTGCCCAGCCCAAACTGCGATGGGCACCCGCGATCGGGTATGTCCTGCTCGCGCTGGTGCTGGGGTTCCTGATCTACCAGGGACAGAACGTCCAACGCAAAAGCCAAGCGGCGACCGTTCGGTACATCCAGCGGCTGGTGCTGGAATGCTCGCAGCCGGCTCGGCTCTCCCCGCCGCAGCGGCGGTTCTGCGTCGACGCCATCCCGAACTATGAGGCGTCGCAGCGGACCGCCGCGCAACGCGCCAAGGATTACGACTCGCTGCGGCGGTGGGCAATCGAGCGCGGCTGGGAGCCGCCACCGACCACGGTCGGGAACCGCTAGTTCCTGCCCCTCGTGCCCGTCCTAGCCCCCTTCATGGGCCGGCAATGGCCCTTCCACGTCCACCCGCCCGCCCTGGGCGCGGAGCCGCCGCCGGAAAGTAGAGCTCCTATGAGACGTACCCTTGCGCTGCTGGCGTTCCTGCTGGCAGCGCTTCTCGCCGTCCCAAGCGCGGTCGCGCAGGACGCCGGCGAGAGCGCCGAGTACGACGACAACACCATGATCCCACCCAGCCCGGCGGTTGAGCCCAACGCGACCAGCGGCCAGCAGTACAACACCCACTGCTGGCGTCCGTCGCCGTCCCATCACAGCCGCTGTTTCCGTCACGACCACCGCATTGAGTGGGTCGGCAGCGGCTCCAGCATCCAGTGGCGTTCATGGGTCGGGGTGATCGCGTGGATCGCCACCAGCCCATCGACGAACATGTACTTCAACGTCCAACACACCAACTTCTGCAGCCACTACGGCGACAGCCCGATCTTCGTGCACAACTGCGCGAACCCAGCCGGCATCACCAACGCGGTCACCTGGGTGTACTTCAAAGGCTCGTGGCGGTCACGCGACAGCGGCGGGTCCAGCATCCACGCGACCAGCAGCGGCTGCGTCGCTGACACTACCGCCGACGGCATCAGGGTCCGGTTCGAGCCAGGCACCTCAACCGAGCATCTGACCAACTGGTATGAGGGCAACTCAGCCAAAGTCGGGCTGAACGGCAGCGGTGTCGAGGCCTGGCAGTGCCTGGTCCCCGCCTAGGGGATGCTCGGCGGCGGGTCAGTCGACGGTGTCACCGGCCGGGTCGTGGTCGGTGTCGCCGGTCCGATCAGGGCGGTCGCGACCGGTGCCGCCAGCATGAGCACGGCGGCAACCAGGACCGCGACGAGTACCCGGCGCATCCCGTTCATGTACCCCCGCCAGCGCGGCCCGTCAAGGGCTACGTAGCCGCCGCCACGGAGGTGAACAGATGAACGAATCATCCGACCAGGCCAGGAGCGGGGTGGCGGCGTAATGGCGAGAGCCCCGATGGCGGTCTGGAACCGTTGCCCAGGCACCGAGCCGGCGATCCGACCGACACAGTTCATCTTCCACACCGCCGTCATGCGGGACCTGTTCGACCTTCAGGACTTCTTCTGTTCTGGCCGCTCAGGCGGAGTTGAGTCCCACTTCGGGGTGGGGGGCAAGTGGGGCCGCAGCCTTGCCCAGGACGGGATGGCCCGCCAGTGGCGCGACACCGAGGAACAGGCCGACGCCAACCGCACCGCCAACGTCCGCGCGATCTCGGTGGAGACCTGCGACAACGCCCCCAGGTTCGCCGCCGATATCGAGGAATGGACGCCCAAGCAGGTCCAAAAGCTGGTCCAACTCGGTCGGTGGGCTCTTGCGACGCATGGCATCCCAGCTCGGGTCTGCCGCACCCCCGACGACCCCGGGTTCGGCTGGCACGCGATGTGGGACAACACCCGTTTCGAGCTGCCGGACGGGACGACACCGTGGACCCCGTCGGCCGGGAAGCAATGCCCAGGACCTGTACGGATCGCGCAGCTCAAGCGGGACATCCTGCCGGCCATCTTCGCCGATGCAGAACCAGCCCCCCAGCTATCCAAGGAGTCCGACATGCCGTTCATCCTCCGCGCCGACGGCGACCGGGCGCTCAAGCTCGTCGTCGGCGGCCAAGCCCAGTCGATCAGCAACGACGACCGGTCCGCGCACACCGCCGCGGGCGTGACCGAGCTCAACTACACCGGCCACCCCGCGCAGTACGACGACGCGCTGGCGCTGGCGACGTCGACCCCGCAGGCACTGCGGAACACCCTGGTACGCGCGGAACTGGCGCTGGCATCCGGGCAGGACAACGCTGAGTTCAAGTCGGGCGACCCGACCATCCCCGACGGTGACCTGCCGACCGATGAGCGGCTGGTGCGGGCCTTGCACGACGCGGCCGGGGTCGCGCACCTGACAGCGCCACCGCCGGTCTGATGCGGCTCGGCACCCAGGTCACCATCCGGCTGGAACCCGAGATGGCCGACCGGCTCCGCGAGATCGCCTCCCGCAGACGATGCGGCTACACGACCCTGCTGCGCGGCTGGGTCGAGGAACGGCTGCTGGCCGAGGCTGGCCTGCTGGTCTCCAAGCCGCCGAACATCCAGGTCGCCGGGGTCGCCAGCATGTTCCCACCGATCCAGATGGGTAGCTCATGAACAAACGGGTGCCCCGAATCTACCCGGTTTGCCAAGTGCTGTCGGTGTATGACGGGGACACCATCAGGGTCGATATCGACCGTGGCGACCACATCCGCACCCGCGACTGGATCCGGCTCAAGGACGTTCGCGCGCCGGAGTTGCGAGAGGCCGACGGGCCGGCCGCGCGGGCGGACGTGATCGCGTGGCTGAACGAGCACGCCCCGGAAGGGTTTGTGACCGTGACGACCTTCTGGAGTCAGGGCAGCCTGAAAGAGATCAACGAGGAGATGACCTTCCAGCGGTACGTCGGGGTGGTGGTCGCACCCAACGGTGCCGAGCTGAACAGCTATCTAATCGCCCGCGGATATGTCACGCGCGGCATGTGAACTGAAGGTGTTGAGGACGGGAGACGAATGATGATGAGTTGGCTACGCCGATGGCGGGAGCAGTACAGGCAGACCGTGGAGGACGCCCGGTATGCCCGCGGTGGCCTCATCGACATGGGCGTCCCACCACCAGTACCAATGCCAGAGAGCAGCCGAAATGACCCGGTTGAGTTCGTGGACTACGACGGCTGAGGGGATGCTGATGACCGAGACCGAGCGGGTACGCCGCTGCCGACGTTCCAGGTCCGGAACCAACGGCCATAGAAGGCGGCTCCTGCATCAGCTGGAGCCGCGGCACTGCAGCGGAGGGAACAGGCCGTGAACCTCGCCCGCATGCGGAAGTTCCTGGTGGTGGCCGCCCTCGGCGTGCTGGAGGCCGCCGCCTACATCGCCGCCGACCCGCGCGACCTGCCACCGTGGGTGGTGACGGGTGCGCTGGCGGTCAACGCCGCCGGGGTGTACTTCGTGCGGAACCGGCCACCGCCGTCCGCGGAGGCGCTGCTGGCCCGCCGGGTCCGCCGGGTCCGCGAGTCGAGGCGGCAGCAGGCGCCACCGTTCGAGGCGCCGTAGTAGGATCCGGCTGCGGAAACACCAACAATCTTGCGCCCCCTCCTCCGCGGGAGTGGGGCGCATTGTTGTTTGGCTGGGGCGACCCGGCCCGCCCGTGTTGGGACGGGTAGGGCCAGGCCGCCCGCTCGCCGAGCCGGCCCCATTGCACCGGCCCGACCCTCGATGCTCAGGGGTGGTCTTGGTCCTCGAACATGCGGACGGCCAGCCACTTGCGCCAGGTGTCCCGCTCGATCCAGATGGTCTCGGCGGCCACGGCGAGGACTAGCAAGACGACAGCGATGCTGATAGAGATGCCCATACGGCTGGCGCTCCTCCCCATTGGGTGCGTCGGCCTAGGCCCGGGGATACCGTGTTGGGACGGTCCCCGGGCCGCTTCACGTTCCGGGACGGTCTATCACTTCGGGTGGGTTGACTCAATCCGTCGCCCAGGGAACCCGCTCGAGCTTCGGTTCCCAGCCTTGCCCGCGCCACCAGTTATGCCCGCACGGTAGGTGCGTGATGGTGGGGCCAGGCAGAAGGGTGCGGAACAGCCCGTCGTTCGGCCCCTCGATCGGGTCGCAGACCGCGTTGGTTATCAGCTGCCCGCACTTGCCATCACCGACCGGCGCGGCACAGTAGTAGCGTCCCGTGATGAAGATGCTCATGGCTGGGAGCCTTCGGGTGGGTCGAGGCTAGTCGGCCGGATCGCGGCGGCCAGTTCGCAGCCGGGAGCGTGGCCGTCGTCTTGCTCGCCCCTGCAGACCGGGCAACATTTACCCTTGTCGTACCACTCATCAAAGACGATCGTGCCGGCCCATTCCAGGCGACCCAGCAGCTCCCGGAGCCGCTCGACCTCGCCGATGAGCCAGGCATGGTCGGTGCCCCCAGCCGCCAAGGCGGGCGGTACGGGGCAATCGACGGTGTGCTCCAGGTCGATCTCGGGGTAGTCGAGGGCTGCCGCACCGCATTGGCGGCACCGCCGCATCGGCGAAGGGGCTGGCTTCCAGCCCGTATAGCGCGCCCGCTCGGCCTCGTCCTCGGTGACGGTTTCGTAGGTCTCATGCCAGTCGGCAAGTACCTCGTCGCGTGCCTTGATCTCGGCCAGCGGGTCGGTCATGGGCGTGCCCCCTTCTGGATTGCGACGGACCACCGTCGTAGGTGGCCCTCGAACTCGCGGACGGGTGGCGGGACGGGGAGGGCGAACTCGTCGCAGGCCAGGAACACGAGGTGAAGGCGGTCGTGGTTGTAGTCGGCGATGTGGGCGACCATGGCGGCTACCGCTCGGATGCGGGCTGCGCGATTATCTGCAAGGGTCAAGGCTCTCTCCTTGGCCTACCGGCCCCGCTGGCGTCTACCACGTCGGCGGGGCCACCTTACGTCGTTGACCTGCATGGTTCATGAATCATGTTTCATGTGCGTGGCCTGGCCAGGCCGAACTACCAAATCGGTAGCAGCTAGTAGGTGGTTAGGACTTCGAGGGTGGGGTCTCGGCGCCCTGCAGGAACGTCGAGGCGGGACGGTGCGCGCGCGGGTTCGCTGTGTCGGCTAGCGGCCGCGATCAGTGGGTCGGAGCTCCGAAGCTGTCACCTCCTGGACGGGCGGCATGGGAAGTTCTCCATATCGTCGGCCCGTAGTTCTGGGATGACATCGCTGGGAACATGCTGGCCAGCGGCCATATGCGCCCACAGATGCCAGATCATGCCAGCGGTTGAGAACGCCCGGAACCAACCAGGTATCAGTGAGCATGAACAGCATTCCAGCCAGCCGTTGGGATGCTCTTGGTCGCCGACCGACTTGAACACGTAGACATCGCTGCCGTCCCATCCGAACCGTGCGTAGCTCATCGGGTCACTTCCTGGCCGGGCGGCGCGGGTCGGGGATGCGGGATCATGGATGCGCCGCCTTTGCCTGCTCATATACCTTGATGATGGCGGTGCTCAGATCGGTTGCCCCGTGACTCTGGGCGTTCCATGTCCAAGTTGCCCAGGGAACGCCCGCGTACGGTCCCTGATAGGGATGATGATCGCAGCGGGCACCGAACCCCCACCACTGATCGACGGCGAACTCGAAGTGCCAGCCGTCTCCGTCATCGCAGAGGTCCCAGAACGCCTCGATCATCTGGTCGATCGGTGTGTCCTTGGTCATGTTCTCGCCTTCCTCGGCTGGCGTGGGTCGTCGATCCGGTCGACCGCACGGGCCCGCACATTCCACTGATACGCCCGAACGTACGCCCGGGTCGTCTTGTCGGTCGCATGACCCAGCAACTCCCGGACCTCCTCGAGGTTGGTCCCCTCGGCCGCCTCGAGCGCTCGTGTCGCGCCTGTGTGCCGCAGCCAGTGCGCCGACCCGCGCGGCAGGATCCCGTGGATGAAGTCGCCGAGGAGCCGCGACACCGACCGGGGCTGCAGCGGCCGCCCGGGGAACCGGCGGTTGTCCACCAGCGGCTCGCCCGGCTGCGCCCCGCGGGCGGCCAGGTGCCGGTCCAGGGCGGCGCGGACCTCCACCCCCAGCGGCACCCACCGCTCCTTCCGGCCCTTGCCGACGACCCGGAGCCGCCCGGGACGCGGGTCGGGATAGAAGTCCTCGACCCTCGCGCCGGCGATCTCCGCGCACCGCAATGTCGCGCCATAGCCGAGCCAGATGAGCAGATACATGCGGTCGTCGTTCTCGGCGTTCCACAGCAGCTTCGACAGCTCGTTGGGGTCCAGTGACCGTGGGGCGCCTTCGCGGATCTTGGGGGGGCGGACCAGCGCCATCGGGTTGCGGCGCAGGTAGCCGGCCTCGAACGCGAACCGGTACATGCCGCACACGGCGGTGATGATCTTGGCCCGGGACTGCGGTGCCAGCGGCAGCCCAGCACGCGGCCCGGTCTTGACCGGCAGCTCCAGTCGCCGGTACAGGTCGCGGTCCTTGGCCTGATGCCAGAGCTTGGGTCGGGTCTGCAGGGCGAGGAACTCGGCGAAGCCGTAGCAGTGGCGGCGGTATTCGCTGACGGTGGATGGTTCGTGTTCGGACTCGACGACGAGCCAGAATCGGTAGTCGCGCCATAGCGCGGGGAACGTGACGACGCCGAGCAGCTGCAGGTCGACGTCGGCGAGGTGGTGGTGGTCGTCGAGCCAGACGCTCACGGCGACCAGCACCAGGATGGCGACCGACCGACGGTCTGGTGCCAGCGCGGGGCAGATGACCTGGAGCCACCGCCAGACGCAGGCATAGAAGTACAGGTACAGCAGGATGTAGACCCATGGACCGGGCAAGGTGCTCCCCCCGTGGCGAGTGGTTGGGCACTCGGCAGCAGGAGAGCAGCATTCGCCGGCAAGGTCACGGGCGGGTCACAGCGGCCAAAGGCGGGTAGTTCACCGGAGGGGACAGTGCAAGCAAGCTGTGCACTACCGGTCAGGGACAACAAGATCGTCTCCCGGGGCAGGATCAACTGCTAGCGCCAGCATGTGCCGGCGGAGCCGTTCGCACTCCTGCTCGGTCAGGTTGACCGGCAATACCAACCGAGCGACCACGCTGCCGCCTCGTAGCGGGAATGGATAGGTCATCATCCACGTCTCGACCGGCTCAGGTGCATCCCAGCGGAACCAGTCGATCCTGTTTCTATCCCGCCGCCAAGTCTGTGGACTCCATCGCTGCTGCGGCTGAGCCATCAGACCCGATCCCGATCCTCGTCCCGGTCCTCGAAGAACCACCGCAACCTGTTGAGCCTCCAGTTGAGGATCGTCAGTTCGATGGCGCTATAGATGGCGACTGCGACGAGCACGCCTGCCTGTGCTTCAGTCATGCTGCCTCCTGTCCGGTTTCGCCCTGGTCCTTCTCACCTGCGATGATGGTGAGCGCGGGCCGGTGACCTGAGATGACGTTTGACCTGGGCGAACGAACAAAGGGCGCCTTGTGCGTTTGCTCGGGCATACTGGCTGGCCAGGGGTATGCATACAACTGGTCCTGAGTGCGTTTGCCCTGCACACGAACGGGACGGTCACTGCGGCGGCGCCGGGAGGTTGCGCTCGCCGCCGCGAGCGCCGGCACCGCGGGGCGCGTGACCATCCGCAGCTGTTCAGCCGTCAAGTTCTTCGGCCAGAAGTCGATCGCCTCCAGCGCCTTCTTCCATGCCAGGGCCGGGTCGAGGTCGAGCACCTCAACCAACCGCCAGAGCACAGCGGCCGGGATGAGTCGTTGTTCGCCCATGCGCACCCGGTTGACCTGCTTGGGACTGAACACCTTGTTGTCGGGTAGCAGCCCGATCGCGGCAGATAGCTGGTAGTCGTTCAGGCCGGCGTCTCGCGCCTTGCGGTCGATGAGGTCCGCGAAGGTCTCTTCCATGGTAGGTCCCTACTCCTCCCCAGACCGGCGGTTACTTGGCATTGGGACAACCCTAGAACTTGCCCACGTGCCAAGTCAAGGGGGGATAGTGGGGCAACTTCATCACGGTATTGACACGGCGCCAAGCCCGGCGTAGCGTCCCAGGAACCTACTCGCTGGCTTGAAGGGAGTACCACCACCGTGCTGAATGCCCCCCTCGCCAGACGGCGACGCAAGGACCTGAAGCTGACGCTCAAGCAGGTCGGCCAACTCTGCGGCGTCGGAGAGGACGTCATCCAGCGGTGGGAGACGGGCCAGCGCGAACCGAAGGATCTCGCGTCGCTGCGGCTCTACGCCCGCGCGCTCCAGGTCGAGCCGGGCGAGCTGGTGGCCGAGCCGGAGCCGGAGGCCGCAGCGCGATGATGATCAATGCTGCCGACGCTGAGGAGTACACCCAGGCCCTCGGCCAGATCACCGCTGGCGCTTGGCGCCAGATTCTCCTGGCCGAGCGGCTTGGTGTGCCAGATGCGCTGGGTCTCTCGACCCGGGAATGGGTCGAACAGCGGCTTGGCGGCTATGTGCGCTTGTCCGTTCCTGAGCGCCGTGAGGCCGTTGCCGAATTGACAGCCGAGGGGCTTACCACCCGCGAGACGGCAGACGTACTAGGCATCAGCAAGAGCCAGGTCGCAGAAGATCGCAAGCCCGAGCTTGTCCAGGAATGGACAGAGGAACCAGAGGAAGCAGAGGTCGAGGAAGCACCTCCCGCCGAGCCTGTCCAGGAATGGACAGAGCCTGCGGACGAAAACGAGCGGCTTGACCAGATGGCCGGCCAGGTTGATGACGGCTCCATCGCCCGCGCCCGGCTGCTCCGGGACTTCCACGCCGGCTGCCGCGCCTTCACCCGCGACCTGCTGCCGCTAGACACCGACGCGCTCGGCGAGGCCCTCACCGACGAGAGCGACCGCTATGCCGTCGAGTCACTCACCCATCAGATGCGGGACTGGCTCGACCAGCTCGACCGTGCCCTGCATGGACTCAAGGTCATCGAAGGAGGCAGGGCATGAGCACCAGACGCCAGCCGGCACCGCTCCGCGCACTCGTCGACCAGTTCCTCAAGCAGGCAGAGGCCGACCTGATCGACCGTGCCGCCCCGGCGCAACTCGCGCCGGACTTCGCCGCCTGGGTCGAGGCACTCGCCGAGGGTGGCGACATGATCGCGCAGGCCGCGCTCGACCGGATGCGCCTGGATGGCGCAGAACGATGGCTCAAGGAAGGCATCGCCCGGCGCGTGGGATGGCTCGACCCGGAGACCGGGCAGGCCCTCGCCGGCCGCACTCGTGCTGGCACTCCGATGCGTGACGAGCAAGGGGCAAGAGTCGGCGGCTTCCAACAGGTCATGTTTCGCAGGATGACCCGCCGCGAGTTCGAGGACTGGGCAGCCATGCTTCGCGCCAATCGCGCCGCGCTCGACGCCTCCCTCGCATTCGCCCGGCAGGTCCTGCACGCATGGGACCGGTACCCGGAAGCGGAGACCGTCGAAGCTGTCTGCAATCTGGCCGGCATCGAACTGCCACCCGAACTGCGAGGTGAGCAGGCTTCCTGACAACACCAGCGGCCCCCGACCGAGGACACGGATAGCGGGAGCCGCCAGACAGAACGGAGCCCAGTATATGCCGAAGCGAGGACCGACCGACACCGACCGCACCACCCCACCCGCCGACGGCGACGTCGAGGTCGTCAACGCGGCCGGCGAGCGCAAGACGGCGTCGCTCCCCAAGCGTGTGCTGGCTGCGGCCCGCGACACGCTGAGCATGACCGACCAGCTACCGACCTGGCAGCCCGGCGAACTCGCCGACGACGGCGCCGAACCCGACCGCGCCGCCGTCTTCGAGCAGACCCGCCGCGCCGCCCTCGACGCGGCCGGCGACGCGACCCTGGTGGTCGGCAACAGCGATGTGCCGGGCCGACATGGTCAGGACATCACCCCCGCTGACCAGCCGCCCGCCAACGTGCTGGCGACCTACCGGCGGCAGCACGCCGCCAACACCGCCACCGCCGTGGACGACGTCGCCCGCAAGGTCGGCCAACTCGTCGGGCTGGACCGGCGCGCCCGCCACTACGCCTACGACGTCCAGCATCTGATCGGCATCCACGCCCTGTGCGCCAAGGCCATCGACCAGCTCGCCGACCACGACCTCGTCAGCCACGCGCTCATCCGCGAGGTCGCCGCCGAGGTCGCCGGGTGGCAGCAGGATCGGGAGGTGGGGTCGTGAGAGAGGTCGTGCTGACCCATAGTGCCTTCAAACGCCGCCGCGGTATCTGCCCAGTATGTGGGAAGGAGCGCGCTGTAGGCGGCTCCGACCGGATCATTGGTCACCGCAACGCTGATAACTCCGGCTATTGCCGAGGTTCCTATGAGCGACCGAAGGATGACGTGGTATTCGTGCCAAGGCCAGGGCCATGACCTGGGCCTGGCTGCTGATCTGCTGGGGCTGCCTGCTCGCCGGGTTCGTTCTCGGCGCCTGGTGGGCCACCGAGGGCAAGCGCGCCCAAAGCCTCCAGGACGCCCTCTACATCGACCACCTCGAGGAAGAGGTCGCCCAGCTCAAATGCAAGGTCGAGTGGGAACGCAAGCGCGCGGAGGCTGTCGAATGAGCGCCGATACCCTCGCCGAATGGCAACGCGACATCGAAGCGGGTGGGTCGTGAGCCTACCCGCCCCCACCGCGGCAACCGATCGTGGCCACCAGCCCGAATGGGACCCGCCACACGCCCTGAGCGCCGCGCGTCGCTGGACGTGCCCATGCGGTGCCACGGTCCTCGACTACAACGGCAATGTCTACGGGTCGGCGACAGAGCAGGACTGCTCGGGTCCATGGCCAGACGATGATGAAGGGCTGTCGTCGTGACCCGCGAACTGGACGGCGTCGAGCTCGGCCAGCGCGCCGCCGGGTCCCTGTTGCTTGAAAACCAAACCGTGACCGACCAGCGGCAGATATGGGTGAAGTACATCGCCACGGTCGCCGGATGGAGGTGGCGGCTGTGAGCGAATCCCCCGGCTGGGTCAACGTCGTCCGTGAGGACGCCAACGGCCACGCCATCGACAAGCGCGGCTTCCTCGTCGAGGACCCGCGCTGCTGGCTCTGCCAGAAGGGCGTACAGGTCGCCATCGGCCACCCCAACTTCAACACGACCAGCGAGGGTGCGCCGTGACCGACCAGCGGGAGGCGTGGGTCGACTACCTCGCCATGGCCGCCGCATGGGGAACGCCATGAGGGTACGACTGTGGATTCAGGACGAGCCGCTGAGTCCGGACGCGGACAAGGGCCCAACGATCTACGTCGACTGGGACGTCCTTACCGACAAGCCCCTGCCGTGGCTGCGCTACTGGTCGATCGCGGCCATGCAGGACCTGACCGGCAAACTGTCCGAGGGCGAAGCAACCCCGCCGTGGGTTGCCAAGCCGGAGCCGACCCCATGACCCCGTGGGTCGTGGCCGCGCTGCTCGCCGGGTTCGCCCTCGGCGGGTTGCTACGCCGCGCCGAGACCATGGCCGCCCGCCGCCGCGCCCGCCAATGGCACTGGTCGTCGCAGCGGTGGCAGGCCGAAGCCGCCGACGCCTACCGCGAGGTCGCCTACCTCGCAGAGCGCAACGAAGAGCTCCACAAGGTCGTCGATGAGGTATTCGACGCCGGCTACGACCAGGGATGGCAGAACGGGGTCGGGATCCGGGTCGATCTCGGGGGGATCGAGCCATGACCGCCGCCGAAGCCGCCCGCATGGAAACCAACCGGCAGGAACTCCTCTGGGACCTGCTCGAGCTGCGCCGCCTCGGCCTCGTCCAGACCGAGCAGGACGACGACGGCGTCACCACCTTCCAGTTGAGCCCCGACGGGGAACGCAAAGCCGCCGAGTTCGCCTGGTTGCTGCTACGGACCAAAGGGCGGCCATGAGCGGCATCGAGACTGCCTGGACGCGCGCCCGCAGGATCTACCCCGGCGACGGCGCCCTCGAGGACGGCGCCCGCATGGCCCACCGGATCACCCTGCTCGTCGAGGCCAGCGAAGAAGCCGACAACCACGCCGACCGGTTCTGGCAGTTGCAGGAGGCCGCCTATCTCGGCCAGGCCCTGCAGGGGCTGAGCAGCTATGTCAACGCAATGGGCAGGTGGATGGGATGACCGACCTCGAAATCTACCCCGACACCGACCGTACCCCGACGACCCTGTTCGCGTCGCCCGACCCGGCCGCGATCGTCGCGCAAGCGACCCGGATCGCGAACGAGATCGCCCCCCTCATCCGCGAGCAGCGGCTCGTGAAGCGGATCGGCTCCTCCGACCACGTGTTCCTCGAGGGGTGGACGCTGGCGGGGACCATGCTCGGCGTGTTCCCCATCACCGTCTCCTCCGGCCCGATCGTCCACGAAGGCGAGGTCCTCGGCTACCAGGCCACCGTCGAGGCCCGCACCATGGCCGGGAACATGGTGGGCCGCGCCGACGCCCAGTGCACCCACGACGAGAACGCCAAGTGGCGCGACGCGCCGTCGTTCCAACTCCGCAGCATGGCGATCACCCGCGCGAGCTCCAAGGCGCTGCGGATGCCGCTGGGGTTCGTCATGCACCTCGCTGGCTACGACGCGACCCCCGCGGAGGAGATGGAGCAAGCGGCCGCCCGCGGCGAGACCGTCAGCGGCGGCCACGGCGTCCGACCCGGCTGGCGCGACCTGCCCGAGCAGCAACGCGCCTACGCCGAACTCGGCCACTTCATCGACCAGCACGGCATGCGGCAGTGGGTCGCCAAGTGGCTGGAATCCAAGTCGTATGAGCGGCCGCTGGCCAAGGCGCAACTCGCGCAACTGCGGCGCGCGATCGACCGTGAGCTTGCAGAGAAGTCCGACCCGCCCGGTCCCGTCAGCCCCCCCGCGGACGGCCGTGGCGGGTCGGACCCAACGTCCGGGGTCGGGTCGAGGAATGCACCCGCCGGTGCTCCTGGGGATGGTTCGCCGGCTGGCTCCCCGACCCCGGACCCTTCGCCCTCTGGGCCGGCCGCGCGTGGGGTGGCCCAAATAGTCGGCCCAGAGGGTTCCACGTCCCCGCCGGACCCTGCCGGCGCCCAGAAGGCAGCGGCAGCGGAGCGCGGGGACGCCAATCAAGGCGACTTCTACGAGGATGACGAGCCGATAGAGAAGATCCAGGCCATCCTTGCCAAGGGTCCCGACGGGGTGACGGCCCCGCCAGCCCAAGCCGCCAATGTGGGACCGGCCGAGTCAGATTCGCTAGCTGGTGAAGGGAGTCCAGAGGGCGGAAACGGGGGCTCGGCCGGTCCCGCTTACCCCGTCGAGGAATGGGCCCTACGCCAGGACCCACCGGTCGACTTGCGGGTCGCCAAGGTCGCATTGCGCAAGCAGTTCAAGACCGACTTCGGGTGGCTGAAGGACTGGAAAGACCTGCAGGAGTTGCAGGGTGAACAGGCAGTGAATGCGATCACGGCGTTGGAAGCGATCTACCTCGACCCCGGAGAGGGGAAGCCATGAGCGGTCAGGTCGCGGAGTGGAAGGAACACGAACGACAGCTCCAGGACAACGCAATGAAGGCCGCATGGATTGTTGTCTTGGCGAAGGAAGAACTTCGCGAGGCCATGGAGAGGCTTCGTCACCATCGCGCATACCGCGGCGAGACAGAAGAAGACAGCGGCGCCCCGACCTAGGAGGGGACCAAGGCGCCACCGACCGAGAGGAAGTATGCCATGACCGCCCAGACCGTAGAGGTGTCGAAGCGATTGGACGATGCAGAGTTCGAAGCCAAGCTGCAGAGTTCCCGGACCTATGTCGAGCAGCTGGAGCGTGCCGACCAGGAGGCCGACAAGGGCTGGATGACGCGGGCCGGTGATCTGAGCGACCTCTATGAGGATGACCACTGGGTCGAAGAGATGCGGATCTCCCATCCGATCCCAGAGAAGCGCCGACCGGGTCAGAACAAGGTTGATGAGCGTAGCCGGGAGCGGTTCTACCTATGGGCCGAAGATCGGGTGACGAGCCCGACGACCGGAGAACCACTCACACCTTATACAGCCGAAGAACTCCTTGACCTTGAGGAGGTCCTTCGAGCCGGTTCGGACCGGTCCGAACCGGCTCCAGATGGGATAGGCAGGAGGACCCTCAGGCCGCTAATCAGATTCGTGAAGCACGATCGGCATGATGAAGTGCCGGAGGTCCTGCGTCGCGCGCGGAAGTTGGCCAAGGAAGGACGACCGCCTGGTCCGTCTGCCATGCGTCAGGCCATTGCCGAGCATAACAAGGCCCTGGGTCCGAAGCAGCCATCTGTTTCCAAGCGGACGCTCGACAGCTACGAGAACCGCATCGAACGCGATTGGGACTTCCTGGTGCGTCATGCCGATCCGGCCCGTTGCAAGGCGCTCCACCGCAAGCTGGCCGACCGGTTCAAGCAGGAAGTGCGCTGGGCGAAGGGGGAAGCATGGACAGCCTGACGCCCGGCACCATCGTCGGCCCCCCGAGCCTGCACGACCCGGCCCGGAACATTCGCTTCGGCGTCGTGCAGGCCCCGCCACCGTCCGACCGGGTGAAGCGCATCACCTCCGACGATCCACAGGAGTGGCAGTCGGCCATCGCTGAAACAGTCGAGGCAGTCTGGCCTGCGGCAATCCACGACAGGCTCGCAGCCGAACGCATTGAGGCTCAGGTCAACCGTTGGGGCCTCCGGCGTGATGGCCAACCCGGCTACATGAAACGCCGCTCGGACCCATCCAAGCCGGAGGGCTACCGCCTTGATTGGGAACCGCTCAGCCCCGAGCAGCTGCGTAGCGGCCTCTGGGTGCTGGACGTGCCAGGCGAGGACGAAGAGGTACGGGAGCACCGAGGGCAGTTCGCATCAGCCGATGACGAACTAGAAGCGCTCTGAGAGGAGAACCATGCCACTCAACCGGGTCGAGCAGATCGCCGTCCTCGCCCTCGCGAACCAGCACAACTACAGCGACCTCGCCTCCGTGCTCAAGGAGTCCAGGAACCTTACCGCCAAGCAGAAGTATGAGGCGCTTGAGCTCGTCGTGCGCCTGGCCGTGAACCGGAACGACGACGACGCCCGCGCCGAGTTGCTGCCGTACCTGACCGACACCGGCAAGATCATCCGCCTCCCCAAGCCCGCGACCGCTGAGACCGGCTAAGGAGACCGTTGAGCTGGGCCCGTCTTGATGACCGCTACCCGCGGCACCCGAAAGTCCAGGCCGCCGGGCCCATGGGCATGTGCCTGGACGTCGCCGGGATCTGCTACAGCGCCGACCACGCCTCTGACGGGTTCGTCCCGGAGGTGGCGCTGCCGACCCTGCTGGCGTTCGCCACCCGCCGCCAGCACGAGCAGGCCGCCGCCAAGCTCGTCGCCGTCGGCCGCTGGCAGCGCGACGACGACCGCGGCGGATGGTGGATTCACGATTTCTTGGAGTACAACCCATCAGCTGCCGAACTGGACGAACAGCGCAAGGACTCGGCCGGCCGCAGCCGCCGCTGGAGAGCCAAGAGACGTTCGGGTGACACGTCACCCGAACGGGAGCGTGACGGCGTACGCGAACACCCGCGTGACGTTCGCGAACAGCCGCCCCCTAGGGGTTTAGAGAAGCTCAAAGAGCAAGCTTCTCTAAACCCCCCCGTCACCGGCCCGTCACCCGCTGCCAGCCCGGCCGGCAGTTCGCAAGCGGCCGCCGGCCTGGCAGCGGAACCCACAAACACCTGGAACAACGGCCAGCCGCCGACGGAAGCGCAGCGTGCGGCGTTGCGGGCTGCGCTGGAACGACGCCGCCAGGACGCCGACGCCGAGGAAGTGAGCGAGCCATGACGCCAACCGAGCTGCGGCAGTTCTGGTCCAGCCTCGGCGGATTCGTGCCTTGGCCGGACGCACAAGTCGTCACGTTCTCGACCGAAACCGAACCGGAAGTTGATCGGGACGCGACTCGTTCTGTGCACGAAACGAACACGACTCGCACCGAAACTCAACCGAAAGCGAGCGGGAAGTGAGCGAGAAGTGGGGCCGCGAGTTCACTTGGCGAGACGGGTTCTACGGCAAGCGTTGGCAGTACCACCCGCCATGGACCGTCACGCAATCGTGGCGGCCGAGGCTCGAACGCGGCAGCGACGAGTACGACAACCCGTCATTCATCATCATCGGCCCGCTGCTGGGCATGGTTGTCTTCTTCTACGGCCGAACGATTGATCGCAGCCCCGAACGCTCCGACTTCTGGACCGGTGCGCCGTGACCCGCGACCCAGCCGCCGACCCCGCCCCCCAGGCGCGCCCGGTCCTGGTCTGCCTTCGGTGCTTCAACGGCATCCCCGCGGAATGGGTGACGCGCTGGACTGGCCCGCGCCACCACGACGGCGCTATCGGCCAGGCGTTCTGCTGGGTCTGCTACGGCCAAGTCCGGGTCGGAGAGGCGGACCACACATGAGCACGACCTGGCATTGTGATTACCGGCCTGAGTTCGGGCAAGTGCCTCCCATGGAGTGCATGAACGCCTTTCTGGAACGCGAAGCATTCGCGGCGCATATAGAACGCTGGCATCCAAGCCATCGGCAGTGGGATGAGCCTGAGCATGGCAAAGGGCAAGTTCTGGAGCTGGGGTTCACCCGAGCGGAACTGGACGCCATGGAGGAACGAGCCTGGCCGAGCTCGGTTGAGACCTGGATTCACGAACAGGTGACTGCTGCGTTGGAGTTGCGGCCATGACCCAGCTCGACGTCGACCTGGCCGACGAACCGTTCGCCGGGGTCGTCCGCGAACTTCAGGCCGTCCTCGACCTGCGCGCGTG